CATCCGGCAAATCCAGATGTTTGGGCCGGGGAGTTTACGTGGGGAGAAAAAGAAAATCCTGCCCATAATTGAGCTGCTTGTTGATCACGGCCTGCTTTTCCCCGTAACGGATGCGCTTGTCTGGGAAGGCGACGGCAAACCCAAAAAGCAGGTGAAACGCGCATGGCGCGTACATCCGCAGGCTTGGGAGGTGATTCATGGCGCTGTATAGGGGCGATCCAAAAATACTGGAGAGCTTGCATCAAACTCCAGATAAAAAAAATAAGGGGCCTGCTGCAACTGCTGCAACTGCTGCAAATGGGGTATGGGGAAGTCAAAAAGCAGCAAAGCAGCAAATGCAGCAGGGGGGTATACCTGTAAATATTAATCTGGAGTATGTTCCACCCCTTCACTTTCCTCAAAAAAGCAGCAAAGCAGCAAATGCAGCAAGGGGTATTTCCTGTAAAAAATCAGTTTCTCCCCTGTCCATCATCCGCCGGGCTGGCCTTGTGCCAGTCCTGGCCGGTGATTCGTTCGAGGTGCTGGGGCTGGAGAACCTGCCTGACGATCGCCGGGAGCGTTGCCGCCAGTACTGCCGGGAACACGAGCGAGAGATCCTGCAAGAGTTGAGGGATGAAGCATGGTTCCGGGGTGGCTTCCATCTGTCGTGGTTGCGGGATGCTGGCCTTGAGTTGTCGTGGGATGGTGTGGGGCAAGTGGAGTGGGAGATCCTTCCAGAGTTCCGCCGAATATGGAGAATTGTAGATCACGCCTTCATCTGCTGGCGCTATGCCTGCGAGCACCGGCGGGAGATCATGGCCGCTCTGCAACCCTGCCGGGGGTGGAAGCCTGACAAACCATCTGGAGGGTGTACTACTCTGGAAGAGTTCAACAAGGAGCTGGAGAAGGAACGGCGGCGCGGTGTGGTGATGTTCTGCCCGTTCCATGACATGTGGCTGCTCCGGAAGGACTGCCCGCGCTGGTGTGTCCGCTGGAACGAGCCGCTGACGGACGCAGAGCGGGAGTACTGGGGGGCACTCTGGAAGGATGGAAGACCGGACGCCGCGTAGACCTGTACCACGGCACGATCTTCTTTAGGTGAGTATCTCCATATAGGCCGCCGGGAGATCGTGCCTCTACGGGGCACCCAGGAAGCCGGATTGATAATGCACATGCTCTTTTAAATCAAAGGAGGAAGTATGGTAACCAATCTTGTTCCCCTTTCAAAACGAACAAAGGATGAACAAAGGCAGATCTGCCAAAAAGGCGGGAAAGCGTCCGGGGCAAAGCGCCGCCAGCAGAAAACCATGCGGGAGCTTTTGGCGCTTGCGCTGCAAATGCCTGCTGAAGATGGAAACAGTAATGCCGAAGCCATTTGTGCCGCCCTGGTTGACCGGGCCAAGGCTGGGGATGTCCGGGCGGCAGAGTTCATCAGGGATACCGTAGGCGAGAAGCCCACAACCACTCTTGACCATACCAACACGGACGGCAGCTTGGCACCTGAGATCCGGATTGACCTTTCGGGACAGAGCATTGAAAACCTTATGAGGCTGACTCATGAAGCATGGTCAAACCAAGATTGCGCTTGATGATTTGAGGCTTGAACTGGCGCGAAACTGCCTGGCTGCATTCATACGCCAGACAATGCCCGATTATCTGATGGGTTGGGTGCATGAGACCATTTGCGCGGAGCTGGATCGTTTTTTAGCGGATGTCGTTGCCAAGAGATCGCCGCGTCTGATGCTGGCGATGCCGCCCCGGAGCGGGAAGTCCGAGATAGCATCCAGACGCTTTCCAGCTTATATCCTGGGGCGTTATCCGGATATGAGCATTATCGGCACGAGCTATGGAGCAGATCTGGCAAGCCGCATGAACCGCGATATTCAACGCATTATGGAAACTCCAGAATACGCGGCGCTATTCCCCGATACCCGTTTGAGCGGAAAAAACATCCGTACAGTGGCGAGCGGTTCCTACCTTCGCAACAGTGATATCTTTGAGATTGTGGGGCATAAGGGCGGATACCGTTCCGCCGGCGTGGGCGGCGGCATTACGGGCATGGGCGGAGACATTTTGATCGGGGATGACCTTTTCAAGTCACGGGCCGAAGCCGATTCTGCAACGGTACGCCAAAGCGTTTGGGAGTGGTACACATCTACCTTGTACACACGCCTTTCCCCTGGCGGGGGCATTCTGATAATCGGAACGCGTTGGAACGTCGATGATCTGTCCGGGCGTCTTCTGGAAGCCGAACGCATGGGTGAGGGCGACAAGTGGCGTGTGATTAACTTTCCCGCCATTGCGGAATGCGATGAAAAATACCGTAAGGCGGGCGAGGCGCTCCACCCTGAGCGCTATCCGCTGGAACAGCTTTTATCTATTAAGAAAGCCATTGGAAACAGAGATTGGGAAGCCCTATATCAGCAGCATCCGACGCCTGATGGTGGCAATATCTTCAAGCGTGAATGGCTGAAGTTCTACACTCCAAGCGAGCTGCCAGAGCATTTTGATCAGGTGCTTGCATCATGGGATATGTCCTTCAAAGACGGTGATGACAATGACTTTGTGGTTGGGCAGGTATGGGGCCGCAAAGGGGCGGATCGTTACCTGCTGGATCAGGTGCGGGCGCGTATGGGATTCACGGATACTTTAGCCGCTTTCAAGGCGCTGGCGGCAAAATGGCCGCAGGCGGCGCGAAAGTTGGTGGAGGATAAAGCCAACGGCCCGGCGGTTATTGACAGCCTGAAACACGCTGTACCGGGTATCATCCCGGTGAACCCTGACGGCAGCAAAACGGCGCGGGCTTATGCCGTAACCACGATTTTTGAATCTGGAAACGTGTACATTCCACACCCGGCGTCTTGCGCGTGGGCGGGCGACTATATCGCGGAGCTGACGCAGTTTCCCGGCGCGGCGCATGATGACCAGGTTGACGCGACAACACAGGCGTTACGGGATATGGAACACAGGCGCGGGCTAAACATCAACCCGGACATATTGAAACCGCGACCGGCATTGGGCGGTTTCCGTTGTGGCAGGTGGATATGAAAAGCCCTGCATATCCTGATGAAGATCGGAACAGGGTTCCATTGGACAACGAAATAGACCCCCAGAAGGCCATAGAAACGACGATCGACCTTGACCCCTTATCCTGATATGGGCCGGAATAGATTGGGCGCTACTGCTGGCACGGACAGATATGCGGGGCGGTTATCCGGGGAAGGATGATCGCCCTTTTCTTTTGGCGTAAGCCTTAAATGGATGTATGGTATAAGGCCAAAGCGGATGACTTAAGACAGAGGCGCATTTTGTACGAGCTATATTTCTACAAGGATAAAGACGGGAAAGAGCCAGTAAAAGAGTATTTCCGGGAATTAGAGCAGAAAGGTGACAAGGATAGCCGTATAAAATGTAATAAAATCCGGGACTACATGAAGATCCTGCAAGAATACGGGACGCAGGCAGGAGAACCGTATATCAAACATCTTGATGGGGAAATCTGGGAGCTTAGGCCAATCCGGGATCGTATCCTGTTTGCGGCATGGTATGGCGGCGGTTTTGTATTGCTGCATCATTTCATGAAGAAAACGCAGAAAACACCGTTGCGAGAAATCGAGAAGGCAAAACGGGAACTGGCGGATATCCGGGAAAGGGGAGTTGACAATGGAAAAGAATAGCGCTATTGGCGGCACGTGGAACGAATTTGAACGGGAGTTTTTCACGCCGGAAGAGATTGCTGCCAGCGACAAGCGCGTGGCACGTATGAAAAAGGAGATTGACGCCCGGCTTGCACGGGAGGCGGCGAGGCGTGAATCATCCGGGCAAGAGGTGAAACAGAAAGTCGCGATTGCGGCGAGTCAGGCGTGAAAGCTGTACACTGTAAAACAAAAAAAGACAGCATAATATGCAGAAAGTATACCAAGGCATTTTTTAGCGCGTTGCCCCAAAAGTTGTATGATCGTTTTATCAACATACCACATAACATACCAAGGCGATTTTCACTTTCACATATTCAATGAAATCAATAAGTTAGGTCGTTAGTTTGTATACGTCCCTGGGGGGGCACCATGCTGGTTTAAAGGCCTCGCAAGATTTCACAATCCTTGCGAGGCCTTGTTTTTTACCTGCTCTTCAACCGCCGCAAAAAAATACCAAAAGCCGCATGCCAAACCGCATACGGCCTCAAAAGCGCAAAAGTTTTTCCAACGATTCCCGCCCGGCGGATACCCCGTCAGGCTTAATGTTTCCGGCGCCGCCGGTAAAAAGATACGCCCATTGACCTCTTGCGCAAACGGAACTCGCCATGCTGGAGAAACCGCCTTCCGCTGAAGAGACTGTCGAACGCATTGCCGCG